TTCAATAGAGAAGCCTCGATTACGTAAGTAGTCGGGGCTTTTTCGTTTCCATGATGCTTGATGTAGGTCAAGCCCAGATGTTATAAAATGTATCTTTTTCCTAAAATGGTACTGATAATCAGCATATTACTTGCGTATCTCGATTTTTTTTCGTACCTTTGCACTCGATAAGAATAAGGATAACATTCTCTATATTTGATAGACTGCTATCCGTTAAGGTATCTAACGGAACTGAGATTGACAACCATTCTTTTTCTCATAAGTTGTCATCGCGAAATCTCTGATGTTGTAGTTCAGCTTTTCAGGTTCCATAAATCAATAAATATGAAGAGAATAACAAAGGTATTGGTCAGCATTCTCATGTTGACTTTAAGTGTAAGTTCAGCGTCGGCTGAAACTAATTCAATCAACAATGTATCCTCTAGTGAATTTGATTGGAATCCAGTGATGGAGGCGATAATTCAGGTAGAGAGTGAGGGGAACCCAAAAGCTAAAAGTGGTAACTCTGTAGGAGTGATGCAGATTACTCCAATTCTAGTGGCAGAATGCAATAACATATTGAAGAAGAAAAAGAGCAAGAAGCGTTATACTTTGTCGGATAGATACAGTATTTCGAAATCCAAGGAGATGTTCCTGCTCATGCAGTCTGTTTACAATCCTCTTAATAGCATCGAGCAAGCTATCAGAGCTTGGAATGGTGGCAATCACTTCAGTGTGAAGAAGACACAGCGCTATTTTGAGAAAGTCATGAATCTTTTGAGAAAGTAATTGATTTGATATGATCCGTCTTTTCCGCATAGGAAGGGTCGGATTATTATTTTCTCTCCCTATCAAGGCTTGCTTTCCTACATTTTATTCATTTTCTCTTCATCTTTACCCTCTTTTGCAGCAATTATGTGTTGATTTTGGTAAAATACTGTTAAATACCTAACTTTTTGCTAGAAATGTTTGGCGGAATGGAAAAATAGTTGTACCTTTGCACTCGCAAATCAGAAATGAGTTTGTTATATCGCGGTGTGGAGCAGTTGGTAGCTCGCCAGGCTCATAACCTGGAGGTCGCACGTTCGAGTCCTGCCGCCGCAACTAATGTCGGGTAAGAAGTTGGTAAGCAACATCTTATCCGATTTTCCGTTTTAGAGATAGGACGGTAACGAGATTTAGATTGTTGAATATCATTGACCAGTAAAACGGGCAATGAAAAAAAATGACTGCAAAGGAAATTGATTTTTTGAGTTCGCGTGAAATGTTAGGATTCACGCTTCCAGTGATGCATACCAAGGGGAGCAACTGGTATGTTGACTTTTATGCCCACGACCCAGTATCGGGACGAATGAAGCGCAAGAAATACATGCTTAACAAGTTTAAGACAGACCAGAAAAAGCGCATGATGGGCAGTTTGCTTATCTACAATATCACAGCTAAATTGACAGCAGGATGGAATCCTTGGGTAAACGTTGACAAGTCTCGCCAATTCACGGAATTACCAATCATCATCGGTAGATATCGTGATTATGTTAAGGCGATGACTGATAAAAAGTCGATGAAAGAAAAGACCTCTATAGACTATCTCAGTCGTGTCAAGATGCTCGAGACATTTATCGAGGAATGTAAGGGCATCAAATATGCCTATCAGTTAGACCGATCCTTCGTTATCGACTTCCTTGACCATCTGATGTATGATCGAGATGTGTCAGCCACAACCAGGAATAACTATCGCTCCTGGTTCGTATCCTTCGGGACTTGGCTGATGGACAGAAAGTATATCACGGAGAATCCTGCCATAGACATTCGCAACATAGCGCAGACGGAGAAGTTTAGAGATCCTCTTTCTGATGGGGCGCTGAGAAGGCTGAAGGAATACTTGTATGAACACAACAAGCATTTTCTCTTAGCTTGCCTTTTTGAATATTACACTTTCATTCGCCCGAATGAGTTGACGCAGATAAAGATTGGCGATGTTTCCATCAAGGACCAAACTGTCTTTATCAGTTCTTCCATCAGTAAAAACAGGAAGGACGGACTTGTCGCCTTGAACGATGAGATACTGAAGCTCATGATTGAGCTGAAGATATTTGAGCATCCAAGCCAGAACTACATCTTCGGTAAGAGCCTGAAACCTGGGGATACTCGAGCGGCATACAATCAGCTGAGAGTAGAATGGGGTAAGATGCGCACTGCCTTGGGATTCCCCAAGGAGTACCAGTTTTACAGCCTGAAGGATACGGGCATCAGGGACCTGGCGAATGCACAGGGTATTGTGGTCGCCAAGGAACAGGCGCGCCACTCCGATATATCCGTAACAAACAGATATATCAAGAACCAGATGAAAGTAAACGAGGAGACCAAGCACTTTAAAGGTGGGCTTTAATCTCCTCAGAGATTACGACATCATATAGAAATATCCTACATAGATTTTATCTATCTGGTCATCCTTGACATCCATCTCTATCTTTTCGCATACAAATTTCTTGTTATGTATGATGTAGATGTTGGAAGGATCAGGGATGACTTCGCTTTTGAACTTAACCTGAAGACAGTTCTTGTTGTCGATTTTAAGACCGTTATCATGTAAGCTTCCCAGGCAAGTCGTGTTGATTCCGCTCTTTGTGCAGAGTGATAGCGAATAGAAGGCATCGTCAATGAACGCTATGCCGCTGAATCTGTAGCCTCCATTGATTCGATAGTCGGTCATGAGCTGTGGCCATCTTGATTTTTCCCCTACCCAAGAGATGTTTGCTGTGGTTCCGTCTCCCGTTTGTACTCTGCCAGGAAGGATGAAGAATATATTCATGCATTCCTGTTCATCCTCCGAGGTATCGAGCACGGATTCATCATCGAGTGCATCTTGCACTGACGTATAGCTATATCCATCTTCATCAATATCATATTCCTTGGAATCAGGTTCTTTATCATTTGGAATTGATAGAAGACATCGCTTCTCGTAGTAGTTATCCTCTATCAATCCTGACTTGAAATTAATATTTTCTACGACTTGCGCAGCAGGAGAAATGTTCAGATCGATATAGTCATCAGAAGATTTGTCCCTGATGAGCGGAGACCAGATGCCTACAAGCTTCCAGCTTTTCTTCTCGTTTTCATCTTCCACGTATATGTAGTAGTCGCCGAAGTTCTCAATGATGGTCTGTCGTTTCTTTCTTTCAGACCAAAATAGTGTTGTGGTCGCGAACTGTCTGTCTTCCCCCATCACCTCGGTACTATTTACAATCTCAAAACTCTCGAAAACCTTTTTCGAGATAACCTCGTAATCATCTCTGTTGGCAGAATCTCCCAGATTATACTCCAGATTTGCCGTAGATGATGTTGAGAACGATCCATCCTCATCGTAGTCCGTAGTATATTCATCCAAGGGTTCTATATTTACAGAACCTAAGGTTGACAATTCTGATGCATTAATAACAGAGCAGGTCTTCCTGATATCATCAAAGACGATGGTGGCATTGAATAGCTTGCGGAATTCCTCTATAAAGGTATAACTTGACCAATGAGGCAGCGCTTTACGGAGTTCTCTGGTCTTATAAGCTGAAGCAATATACAGGAGATTCCATGGTTTACAGTCAAAGTCGTTGCGCTTGAGTGTATATCCTTCGTATTCCACCACCTTGCGAAGTATGTACATAAGGTTCGGCTGAACAGCCAAGTTCATGATAAATGGCGCATTGTAACCGATGAACTGCTTAGTTTTGTCCACTCCAACAAAATTGGCAATCATATCATTTGTTTCGTCCCGTACAGGCACGAAACACCATTTGCCTTCTACTCCCAGGAACTTCGACTTATCTTCATCAAGTCTATAGATATCATTGATCTTTTGAAAGTTTTTAAATCCCTGAGAAAAACCTTTATCAACAGTATAACCAGGTTTATCGGCTACACCAAACGGAATCTCATCAATATAATGCTTGGTCATCCTGTCATTGTATTTGATGCGGGATTTTCCGCCCACTACCTGCAGTTTGATATCCGACTCTGTTACACTAATAATCGTGCCTACACCAGAAAGGACGAGCCGTCCGCTAACGTACAGTTTACAGTCGTCATACTTTTTGGTATTCTTTGATACGTCGAATCTACTGACATTTTCAAAAGCCCTGCGATTATTCATGATGGACATCGGGAAGGTGATATCATAGGAGTATTCGCCATCGTCGGTGACGTATTGGTTGGCGTATGTTATCTTAATGGATTGACTGGCTGCAGGATAAGCAGCCATGCCGTTGATAATACATGTAATCATAAGCTATTTGTTGTCTAACATCTTGTTATAATCTTTCCATTTTCTGGCGAAGCCATTGCGCCCCGTGATAACCACCTCAGCTTGTATGCCATCGTTGAGTTGCTGGTTGAGTAGGTCGATGGTTGCACTCACATCATCGAGGGCTGCAGTAACTTGCTCGTTGTCCGTCGATACGTTTACCACAGGAGCGACCACGGCAGCACCTCCACCACCCATGGCACGACTCACGTCTTGTGCGGTGAGAGAGGCGACGGTGTTGTTGCGCTGCGCTGCATCGATGAGTTTCAGAGCAGGAAGCAATTGAGGGTTGCTGACTGCGTTGTGGTTAGCAACGAACTCACCGGCATGGACAACGCCTGCCTCTTTCTTCCAGCTGCCAGGACCAGTGAAGCCACCCTCGTAATAGCCAGCTACCTCTGCCTGATGCTGCTTTTTAATGGTTGCCACTTGTAGCATACCAGCTGCGAGAGCGATGCCTGCCGAGATTGGAGCGAGCACCAGATTGGCTGGGTATGGAGCTCCAGCCATAGTTGACGAGTAGGCGGAGATGGCACCAGTAGCAGTCTGAGCCATGGCTTGTGCAAGCTCCATGACCATCGCCTTTTTATTGGCTTTGGTCTTCGCTTTGGCAATCTCTTTGTCTCGCTTCTCCTCTAATTTCTTTTTCTTTGCAGAGTTGTTGCCGGCGGCATTGATTTGTTTATCGTAATTTTTCTCTATCTTGGCGACTTCGAGATCAGAGCAAGCTTGCGAGTAGGCGGACGCAGCTGACATCATACCCGACATGCTACTGAAGGCTGCGGATGCCACGGAGAGGATGGTGTTGTAGGTCTCTTTATTCATCTGCTTCTTGGCATCCTGGTAGGCTTGCTCGCTGATTTTGTCTTCAGCACGAAGCTTGTCCAGATTGTCGTTGACCATCTTCTGCTGTTTTACGACAGACATAGCGCCACCGATGACAGAACCTATATTGTCACTCATCATGGTGCCATGATCATCTTGCGGTTTGCTCATTTTGCGAGCAGTATCAAGGGCCGTGTTGGCATCATCCTTGCGCTGATCATCGACTGAAGGCTTGTATGATGCGTACTTATTAGCGATGCCCATCTTCATGCGTTGGTATTCCTCTTCGCTGACGAGACCTGCCTTGTGAACCTCGTCAAGACCTTTCAGTTCCAGCTTCATTTGCTCCTCGTTTCCCATTTTGAGATACTCTTGTTTGAGCTGCATGAGGGTTTTGTCGTATTGCTCCTGACGCTCGTATTGATGCTGAAGCTGGCTGCGCTCACGCTCCTTCTCGATTTGCCAGTACTCATCGGATGATGACAGATAAAGCTCTTGTTTCTCGTCGAGGTAGTTCTGATCGAGCAGGAAGAGAGCCTCATTGAGAGCCTCTTCGTCATGGTAGATATCGGACTTTTTGTTGTAGTAGTTGGCACGGATATTCATTTCTGCGGTCTGCCTGTTGGTCTCGATGGCTTCGAGATCAGAGGTCTGCTTCTTCTCGTAGTCAGCTGCGATTTTTTCTTTCTCGGCATTCAGCCGTTTGTATTCCTCACTCTCAGCTTCGCCATACTTTTTGAGGATATCCATGCGCTGCTGTAAGCCTTGCTCTTTGATCTGTGCCATGCGGTCGTTGTATTCGGCGAGACGAATCTGTCCTGAAGAGTATTGGGTGGTAGCCTCTAATTGCTCCGCTTGGTTTGACTTCTTGGCATCATCAAGCTCCTTTTTGAGATCAGCCTTTCGCTTGACTGCAGCCTTGCGAGCCTCTGCCTCTTGTTTTTTCTTGGCTTTCTCGGCAGCCTTGCGCTCCTTATCGGTCATAGTATGAGTGGAAGATGCTGGAGTACTACTATTGGAAGTTGCGATTACTTGCGTATTTTTCTTCTCCACCTTTTTATATTGTTGCTGAAGTTTGGTATTCTTTTTAATCTCGGTATCCAGAAACTTATCCTCGGCATCGAGTGTTTGTTGTTGGCTTAGGTTGCTTTGTAGCCTTTGAGTATGAATCTCTTTTTGCTTCTGATTGCTTTTCAGAGCTTCGTTTTGTTCGATTAGTTGACCTGTCCAAGCATCAGCCACAGCCTCACTTTCGTATTTCTTCGGGTGAGCTTGACGCTCGGCATCCACAGCTTTGAGAGAACCACGTATGCGTCTCTCCTTTTGCTTGAGGGTAAGTCTCTTCTTGTTGATTTCCACTTTACGCTCATAGATAGCTTCCGCCATCGCAGCATTTTCCAATTCTTTGATGTAGTTTTGGATGGCTATCTGGTTGTCGTTGTATAGTTTGCCTTCCTTAGAGATAGAGGCGTGGTATTCCGGCACGAGTTTTTGCATGTTAGCGATAGCCTGTCTGCGCTCATCGACGGTGTAGGCATTGGAATGGATGACCTTGTTGAGCATATCAATTTTATTGCGCTCATCAAGGGTGGCTTCTGAAACCTTCTTAGCCAAGTTTGCCTGTGACTCTGCGACAGCCTTTGCATTCTTGACAGATTGGAGATTGTCGTGCAGAGCCTTGTTGTAGTTCACGATGTATTTATAGCAACCATAGACGGCCACACCCACCACAGTGAGAACTGTGGCGAGAGCTGCCCACGGATTGGTGAGACTGGCAAGACGAGCAGCTCTCATTACCACGATGTAGCCTTGCACGCCTTTGGTGAGATAAGCCCATGCCGCTTGCAGGGCAACCATAGCTGTGCGCAAAAGGGTGACGGTAGCGATGTAGGCTTTATCTACCGCTGTAGCGTATGCGGTAGCAGCATTTTTTAGCTTGATGGCGATAATCTCCTTATACCAGAGGGCTGTGCAAACTGCAATAGCAGTGGCAAGGACCGTCAACCCTTTGGCATGCGTAACCGTGAAAGTTATCAAAGTTGATAACACACGGATGCCTACGCTCATGGTCGATATGGCATATCGGGTGACGGGAATGAGTTTCTCACCGAGTTCGATGGTAAGGTCCTGAAAACGCTTTTTGGCCTTGTCGAGGTCTGCTTGGACGGTATTGTTCTGGACATTAAACTCATTTAACACGCTGGTACCAGCAGCATACGATTGGTTAGCGAGGTCTTGCGCAGTCTTCACTTGGTCGAGATGGGAAGCTACGGCAGAGAGAACTCCCACGGCACGGGTGCCATTTAACTGCATCTCCTCAAACATCGGTGCCATCTCTGCGAAACCTCCCTTTGACTTCATGGCTTGCATGAACTTCATCAAACCCTCGTTAGCATTGGTCTTCATCAAGGTGGAGAATTTTTTCACCTCCATGCCTGCAATCTTGGCAAACTTGGCTGGCTCCTGGTACATCTTGGTGATGAGCTGTGCGAAGACGGTGGCGGAAGTCGCCTCCTCCTGCATATTCTGGTCGAGGGCAGAGGCAAGACCCATGAGCTGCGCTTGAGTCATGCCTGCCTGAATGCCTACACCCGACAGGTCGGCTGTGAAATCGACGATATAACCAGCGTTGGCTGATGAGTTCTGGGCAAGTTCATTGACGGCTGAACCAGTAGCAAGCATTGCACCACGCAATCCCTTGGTCTTATCCTCGCCAAACATCTGTGCCAACTTGCCAATTTTATCAACCGCCCCCTCGCCAAGATCATCGCCAAGAGCTACGTTAATTTTGTCCGCACCATCCACGAATTCCTCAATCATCTCCTTACTGGTGATGCCAAGGCGACCTGCAGAGCCTGCCAACTCATTGAGCTGCTCGCGAGCGGTACGAGTATCCATGCGCTTGAAGTCCTCATTCATCTGGTGAACTTGTTCATCGGTCTGACCTGTATATTTGCGCACGTCTGCCATTGACTCTTCCATGTCGGCGTATGCTTGGGCGCACTTACGTAAGGTCATAGAGAGGCCTGCATATGCTGCAATAATCTGAGAAACTGCACCCCAGTTGGTGTTGAGCGCATCGACGAAGCGAGACCAAAGACTTTTAGAAGCCTTACCCTCGTTATTGATGTGCTGCATCTCCGCCCTAACATCTTTTAATTGCTTTTGCAATTTCTTCCACTCTTTTGAATTACGCTCGATGGCACCACTCTTCAACTCTTTGTTGAGAGCTTTGGCTATCTGCTGTAAATCTTTGTATGAAGCTGAAGAAAGATTTTTGAGCGTATCATTGACTTTCTGTTGAGTTGTCCTGTAAGCATCCGTTTCTGCTTTCAGTCTTTTGATTTGTCTCTCAAAAGCTGCAACCGATTCCCCTTTTGCATAGGCTTCCTCTTTTGCTTTTTGGACTTCTTTTAATTTATTTTCTAACTCATTGAGTCTGTTTTTTGCATCCTTGGTGTCAAGGATAACTCTGCTAATATGAGTATCTGTACTTGTTGCCATAATAGAATTTTTATATTTATGGCAAAGTTAGTAAGGATAGGGATATAATAAAAATACGAGACCGTTTCCTTACGACCTCGTATTTAAATCTTCTTTATGAAATTCGTCTCTTTCTCTCAGTGCGAATTTTGTTGCCACATCTTCAGCATCCCAGCAAAGATACTTCTTATTTCTGTGACTTAGTGTTTGTTTGTCCCCTGTAATAGAGTTTTCTATAGTAATGTAGAAAAGACCATCTTTTCGAGTTATCTCACTTGCTGAATTATTATGAGATAACAGATGAATTTTCTCGTTATAATCTTCACCATTTGGAGAATACGTAGAATTTGACACAGAGCAAGAATGACTTCCCATCTTGCTCAGAGCATGACCAATGCCGAGTGTAGCATAAGCCAATATCGCCGATATAATCAAAATCTCAAACATAATTCCAATCTTTATTATTATCTTTGTTGCAAATTTAATAATAATTTTTGAAATAAGCAAGTTTTTTATGTTAAATCTTTCATTTTTCGACCTCTATGTATCTGGAATATTTGATGCGAGCGTGAGGGTTGAAACTCACGATGCGCACCTCGTAGCCCTTGGTGCCCCACCGCCACCAGAGGAAGCGGTGCTTGTAAGTGCGACTCACGATGGTGGTGAGGCTGTCGTAGGCTACATACTGGCACTCCCGCTTGGGGATATCGATGTGGAGCGAGAGCCATTTGTCGTTGTATGCGAAAACAGAATCGGCGGTACCAGGAACCGGGGCGATGATGACCGTGTCGGCAGTCTCGGCAGACAGGGTGTGTTGTGCTTGCACATCCTTTAGTTTAACCTTCAAGTCCTTAATGAGCTTGGTGTCGGTGAGGTGTAGCTGCTCCAGCTCTGAGACCTTAGCTTGTAGTGCGGTGTTTTGCGCTACAGGCAGAGAATCATCCAGTTTGTCGTACTTGATATCGTAGGTGAGCGCACTCACATTTGAGGTTTGCCGGTCGAGATCGCCCTGCAGCTGGCGGTTCTCGGCAATACTTGCCAGAAGGGCAACCAAGGTGATGACAAAAAGCACGGAGAGAACCTTGATGATGGTGATTTTAATATTCTTCATGATCATAAGTCTTTATATTCATCGATAGCGTTGAAGCATGGACACCATTTTTTCCACTTCTTGCTGTCTGTGCCCCAAATATCACGGTGCCCCATGATCTGTGCATCCGGGAATTGTTGCTTCAGTCTATGAAGCAGCAAAACGAGAGCATCCTTCTGTTCGGGCGTGCGGTTATCGGTAGGCTTGCCGTGGCTGTCGATGCCACCCATGTAGGCGACGTTGATGGCAGAGGAGTTGTAGCCCTGCACGCCGTTGCTGACCAGTTCGATGGCGAGAAGCTGATGGATGCCACCATTGATGTCCACCACGTAATGATAACCAGGATATTTCCAACCCTTCAGGCGGAACTCTGCCTTAAGATCCTCGATGCTCTGACGTTGCGAGCCAGCTGTGCAATGCACAAAAATGCGTTTAATCTTTCTCATCTCTATTGTGATTTAGAAATTTGTTTTTAATGTTCTCAAACTTGGCATCGATGGCGATGGCGACACCGAAGATAGAGCCGGCGTACATGAGCGACTGTGCGAAGTACCAGAGCACGTTGTCAGTCACGTCTTGTGTTTTCGACGTGAAATAGCTGATATAGACCAGCACTATTGCGAAAATCAACACGACCACTGCCGAGCCGTATTGTATCCATTCCTTTGTATTTTTTTGCATGATGATATGTACTTTTGTTTATCTGGTACAAAAGTACATATTGGAGGTTGAAAATAAAAATACGGCAAGCCAAGCTGGAACAGGTACGCTTGACTTGCCGTATATATGCGAAAACTAAGCCTAACTGGTTAGGCTTGATATTGACTCCAGTCTATGGAGTCTTTCTTTTTCCATCCCTCAGAGATGGTTTCTTGGATGTGCTTTTGGATGGCGAGGTAAAAAGCCTTGAAGTCTTGAAGACTGTTAAACTCCTTATATACAGGTGCATCCTCAGAGCCGAGCTTCACCTTGTAAGGCAAACTTTCGCCTTGTGTTTGTACTGCGAGGTCGTATGCAGCCTTGTAGTTTGCTTGGTTCTCTGCGGAGAGCCATACCATTTGCCCTTCATATTGAAGACCAGAGAGAATATTAGCATCAGTCTGTTCATTATAGAAATTGTTGATGACAGACTTGATTTCAGCCAAAGAAGGCTTGTGCTGGAACTGATGCTCCATATAGTCAGCCGAGCCATCCTCATTCTTTTGCACATCGAACCTGATGCGCCAATAATTTCTGACAGGATTTGTACACTCGAAGAGTTGTACGTCAGAACTACCATTTATTCTATCCATTATGTGAAAACATATTTAGTTTTACCGTTTCCAAAAGCCATGGCCTTGATGGTTGTCTCGAAGGGGAAACCATCCTCCATCTCGCTAATTTGGCTAAGCACATTTTTCATTTCCTCTGAATTTGTTATGAATTTTTTCATTTGCCCCCCCATTTCTATAGAAACGACACAGCGATCTTCTCCTTCTCGTGTTTTGACACCGAGCTGGAAATCATGGACAATGATTTGGAGGTTGACCAAATCACGGATGGAGATGGTGTCGCCAGGGAAATACTTCTGTCCGTTGGCAGGCTTATAGGTGACCTTCAGGTCTTTGAATGATCTCATAGTTTTTTCTCCTATCAGTTTATTGTTAAGATTGGCGCAGTCGGCGTGTTTGGTCATGCCCCAGAACGAGGCGATGAGCTCATGGCGACGTTTGCGCGATTTTATTTTCTTGATTTTGGCAGCGAACTTCTTCTTGATGCGCTTGCGAAGCTGCACATGGTCGGGGTATATCTTGTATCCCACGAAGTCTATGCCCTCGGTGACAGGGAAGACCCGCTCGTTGGGCTTGACCTCGAAGCCGATAGCCTCCAGCATCTCATGGATGGCATCACGAATCACCCACAGCTCAGCCTTGGTCTCTGCGAGTACCAGACCGTCGTCACAATATCTGAAGTAATGCTTGACGGCCATCTCGTCTTTGAGAGGGTGGTCGAGGTGAATGGAGAGGATAAGGTTGCCTGTGGCTTGCGAGGTGCGAAGCCCGAAGCTGATGCCCTGCTCCAAGAGGTCGATGAGACTGCCCAGTATCTGAAGCAAGACTTTGTCCTTGAAGACATGGGCATAGGCATCCTTGGCAAGTTGGTGGTCAACATTCTCGTAGAAGTGTCTGATGTCGAACTGGTAGGCATACTTGAGATGTGGATTATCACGGAGAACTGCGCTCACCTGCTGCATCATGTCGTGCGTGCCACGCCCCTTGATGCTTGCGCCTGTGGTTCTGATGAACCTACGGTGCAGGTGTCGGTCAACCACACGCATGATGGCGTGGCAGCCGATGCGCCTCTCCATCTTGACAATCTGGAGTCTGCGATGCTTGCCATACTCATAGATGTCACGCTCACGATATTCGGACACGGTAAACGTGCCGTCGGCTATCTCACGCTGCAGGTTGGCGATGACCTCCTCACGGTGCGCCAACAACTCTTGCCCCTCACGGCACTTCTTGCGAACGGTGCCACGAAGAACCTGGTCGAAGGAATCGGACATGTTGTCATGGTCGATGATTTCCTGTATGATATTGCCTTCTCTGCGCATAGCCTTCCTTTATGGGGTCTGACTTCTTCGAATCCATGAAGGACCTACCAAACTCTACCCACCACTTTGATTTTTCACTCTATGAGCGTGGCGCATCTCCCTCGGTCACTGCGATGCCGACACGTCGGCTGTGCCGTAGAACCGATTGGTAAGTAGTCCAAGCGCGACCCGACATTCGTGTTCGTGTTCGATGCGTCGTTATTCGCATTCGTGTACGAGATGCCGCCATTCGAGTTCGCATTGTTGTAGCCCCGAAAGAGCACACGGTCTTGGGAGACTCTGCCTTCATGGCTGCAAAGATAGCTTATTTTTTTCATATATATGCGAAAAACAAAAAAAATCGACCGCCACAGGCGGTATTTTTGAAATACCCTGTATAGAGGTCGATTCTTTCGTTATACATTCTTTCGCTTTACGCTACTTCGCTTGTCGCCTTGTATCTCGCTACGCTCGACGCTTTGACGATTTTTCCGCGGAAGGCCAAGCGCGACCCGACAAACGCGTACGTGTACGATGCGTCGTAATACGCATTCGCGGACGAGATGCCGCCATTCGAGTTCGCACTGCTGTAGCCCCGAAAGAGCACACGGTTGGCAGAGCCGTTCACCCAATATTTGTCACCATAGTAGGTGCTTGGCGAGCCTGATGCGCTGCCGACGGCGATGACATCGCCACATTGTCCATGATAGACATTGGTAATCCAGATGTCGTTGCAGCTTGACACCTTGATGTACCTGGTGTTGCCGTCAGGCATGAAGATGCGCAGCATATTGGAGTGTGCGCTGTCATTCGGCATATCGCAGTTGTCCACCATGTCGTATTTGTGACCGTAGATGTCCTCGTAGCCACAGCAGCAAATGTTATTGACCTGCTTGACGGTGGTCGCACCGCTCTCCTCGTCGCCCTCCAAGTACCAAGCATATTGATGCACGCCGTTATCGACGATGCTGTTGGTGACGGAGGCGTTGACAGCCTTTGCCGCCTCGTAGCCGATGGTGTCGGTCATGCCGTGTGACATGGTGCCGCCAGTCGTGCGCACATTGGTATGCGAGCCTGCACCGCACTGCTCCTGTGAGTTGCGACGGCCATACTTCATGTAGAAGAGGTTGGCAATGTCGCTATGCATGCCGAAGTCAATCTGCTGCATGCCTCGCAGGACAGAGTAATAATGGAAGTCTGACCAAGCCATGTTGGCGGTAGTCGAACCGCCAGAGACGCACGCTCGGAGTTTGTCACCGACAACCGTGCTGCCGACAACAGCGCAGAGATATTCATCCACCTCTACCCAGTCTGGCTCCATATCCTCAATCTTGTCTGAATTGCTCAGTACGACCTTGTCGCCTGGTGTATTCTTATACACGGTAGCACAAAGGGTCTTGGCACTGTCTGGTATGTCTGATATGATATACTGGCCACGCTCGAAGGTGAGGTTGATGGTCGGCACGAGCACATTGCTGATGACACTGCCGTCCTCTGCGAGGAAGAGCGAGCAAATCATGTTGGTGCCAGGGACAGCAGGGAAGCGGACACGGCTATATCCCTCTACATCGACCTTGATGACTGCGTAGTTGGTATCTGCCACGTATGACTCGCTGAGTGTCGGCTTGTTGGCGGTGAGCTTGTACCCCTCTCGCCATCCGCCCCTGGACAACTTGATCTCATCGATGGTCATCTGGATGGTATCGGCAGAGACGGACGGAACTGTCTTGTTGGTGGAGAAGCAAATGTAGTGCTTCCTGTTCAGATAGTCATTGATGCCCTTGAACCAGTGATGTGGCTCCAGCATCATGATGTCGCCCTCGGAGCTATCGAGCTTGGCAGCCGAGCAGTCACGCACCTCCTTGGCATCGGCGTAGTAGTTGGAGTTGTCATCGTGGAGCGGATAGTAGGTCATCTCGCCGTCGAGGTTATTGATGACCGTGTCAACGCCCGCCATGCTGACGTTGCGCTGCGTCGCCTTCTTGGTGACCTTGGCCAACACGCGGTGGCGTTGGCTGAGGTAGGACTTGATGTGACCCGAAGGCTGGTAGGCATTGCCATACTTGTAGCCCGTCTCGTTGTCAAGGTTGCTGACGTTGGCATCGTCCGCCACGCTGTCGTCGAACTCGACCACCGTGTATGGAGGCTGCATGATGTTGAGCTCAGGGTAGTGCTGCTGGTATCTCTGGAACTCCACGTCATCGATGTACTGGGTGAGCTGGTATGAGCCAACCAGTCGGCAGGTCTCGACATTGCCGCCGCTCTCATCGACACCGCCCATCTCCATATACTGTCTGAGGAGTGACCCATCACCCTCCTCGTTGATGCCTGTCACACGGAGGTATTTGACGTTAGGGCATTTTGCTCTGAGTGCCGTCCACTCAATGCCAGGACAACTGTCGACGACGAGTCGTGTGATGTTGTCTGTGCCTTCGAGTGTCAGATTAACAGCCTGCAGCTTCGGCAGATATTGCAGATCAAGTGTCTGCAATGTTGCAGGCAGAACCGCTTTAACCAGCGGTGAGCCCTTGGCAAAGGTGACACCTGTGAGTGATGTGTCTGATGCCTCGAAGGTCTCCAGCTTGGTATTGTGGTTGAGATCCATGCCAGTGAGCTGCGTGCTCTTCAGACCGCTCATGTTGAGTGATCGCAGGTTCTTGCAGCCATCCACTATCAGGTTATTGAGCGTTGTCTGTGTGCCAGCGCAACTGATATCGAGTGTGGTGAGTGCCGTGAGGTTGCTCAGGTTGAGCGTCTGCAGGATAGCGTGACTGACATCAGTGAGGTCGAGGCCCATGATGCGTGATGCACCATAGATATACTGAGGGTCATTGACGATGAGGTCTGTGTCGAGGACCAGCTGCACCTGTGAGCCCTTGTCGGCTGCGAGCACTGCGCTCTGATGTGGAGTGCCGGAGGTATAGCCATAACCGAAATAATACCTCTCTGATGCGGTTATCTTGATCTTTCGGTTGTCTGATCCGAACTTGTAGCCGAAGTAGCAGCCGAAGCTGTCCTTGCGGTAGGTGCCGCAGACATACTGACTGTCGAGCAGTGCAAAACGGTTCTGTATGGTGTAGCAACGGTGAGCATATCGGCTACCCTGCAGTGCATAGAGATAGTCGTAGGTCATCGTGCCCGTCGTGGTCTTGACGCCCTCGATGAGCGGAGTGACATATTTGAAGATGCCATCCTTATTATATATGCGCTCGCACCAGTTGCCCATCTCCTGCTCGTTGAACACCTGCAGGACATATTCGAGTGACATATTGCTGCGGATGGTCTCTGCCACCTCTCGCAATTTGTCCGGACATGCTCTGACAAGCTCCCACAATATGCTATCATGGCCAGCGAAGGCATAGCTGCCGATGCTGTCATCGAATGTCTCATGCGTGATGGTATAGTCATATTTGAGATATGAGTCATTGCGCAGGCCGAAGAGGGTATCCATATCGTAAGGTATGAACATCCAGTGGATACCATCCCATGTGACGAGCATCATGTTCTTCACACGATTATCCACTCCCATGAAGTAGTCTGTGATGAGGAACCAGACAAACGGTGCTTCATTGATGAAGTACCCCTGGTATTCTGCCTGGAACTTGGTAGGATTGCCCTTGCAGGCGTATATCCACTGCCACAGTCTCTGCACGGCTGCCTTATCCTCAGGATCAGCTGTATCCCAAGTCTTATCTGGCTTGAAGCGGAATTCCAGCGCAGCATCGAAGCGTGCGAGATCTGCGGTGGTGAAGAGACAGATAGGCTCTGAGTTATTGAGGAACTCAAGGCAGATGCACTTGTTGCGCTGTCCTGCCAAGGTTGCTTCATCATTGAATCCCTCTATGCCCTCGAAGCCATAGACAATTGCAGATCCGGACTTTTCATTGTTAAAGTTGTACTTGCCGAGATAAGCATTCGTGCCATTCTGGTCATAGAACACGTCAATCGGGAAACCATCGACACCAATGCGCACGTCATACTCACCCTTATAGGCTGCCTGTGGAGGTGTCAGCCATCCACACCGTTTGAACACGTCATTGACGATGCGCACCGCACCTGTATTGTGGGTTGATGAGGAATCACAGAAGTCTGCCTTGATGCAGAAGATGTCAACAGGTCTTGCACCCGGCTTGAAGGAATAAAGGAAGTCCTCCTGCAGCACACCATTAATGAAGAGCTGCGTGCCATATTTCTCGCTACGGCTCATGTAGATGCGGTAGTTCTTTCGCGGGTATGTCGTGGAGGATGTACCCTGAATGCGGAGACCGCACTGCTTGATGACGAAGTCATACTGCTTGCCGTATGGCGAGTAGAAGTAGATATCAACAGGAATCTCGAACTTCTTGTTGTTTGTCTGATTGAGCAGGTCGATATCACCGACAATGCGCATCACACCCTTGCCCTGTGCTCTGAGCTTCTCGATATCCACATCTGTGCCTTCGTCATTCATGACTGCATTCTTCTGGAAGAGGACAACCATCTCATCGCTTGTCTTGCGGTCAACGATGTAGTTTGACAGTTCCTCATCGTCGTTGAGTGCTCGGTTATAGATGCGGAGGTTGCGCAATTCAACGTCTGCATCATCAGAGAGTACTCGGATATCAGCAGGTGTCTGCTGTATCATGGAATCAGTCGCTGCATATCGGACTGCACTTGACAGGGTGCCGTTGACATAGAGCTGCAGGAGTCGGTTGCCACCCTTGCCGCTGACAACGAAGGCAATCTTGTAGTTCATGCCAGCAGCAAACTTGGTGCTCACCTCTGTGCCTGCAGTGGTGCGGATCTTAGCCTCCTGCGTGGTCATCTGGAAGCCGACTCCATCAGCCATGCAGTCAAGGATGATGCCGTCACGGTCTGTGACGTTGCTGCACATCAGCTCCATCTCGTAGGTAGCACCTGTGCTTGTCGCATCAGATGAGAATGGCTTGATGCCAATCTCAATGTTGGCTCCATTGGTCAGTTTCAGAGCATCGCCCGTCCAACCGTTACTGCTCCAGTCGAAGCCGCTGAACTTGGTGGTAATATCACCATATTGCCACACGGCAGGGTCTGCCTCGCTGCTTGCACGGCCAGAGGCGGTGAGTTTCAGCTGCAGGCCATCTGTAATCTCGACGATATCCACGCTGCTTTTCTCCACCTCAACGAAGAAATTGTATGATGTTGCGCCACTCTCGAAGCGCATACTGATTGTCCCCTGGTCGAGATAGCGGTTGCTGTATGTCTGCAATGTGCGAGGCACGCTGACGGTCTGTGTCTTGATGTCGTCTCGATAGACAGACATGGACGCAGGTGTTGTGGCAGGGTCATAGGCTACGAAGTCAAATGACATCTGCTCATACTGACCTGCCTTGATGGTTGGCGTGAGATGATCATCAGTAAAGATGGTACCATCGGCAGATGTAATCTTGGCACCGATATAGGGTGCTTCGGCAGCACCTCTCAGTATATCGAAGTAGATGCTGTCTGAGCGCAGGGTCAGCGTTGGGCTTGCCTCCATCTCAGCCACCATCTGAATGGTATGTCTGCCGTTTGCCAAACCAGTCATCGCAAGATTGAAGCTGCTATTCGTCGTGCCGCTACGGGTGACGGTCTGTGCATTGCGCTGCTTGCCATCGACATATAATGTCACCACCTTGGTGCCGGAGCCACTGACTGCAAACGGTATGTTGACCGTCTCATCATCAGCATATCCACCGAGTGCCACGCAGTCGGCAATATTGAATGATGATGACAGCGAGAGCGTGACTGCCTTGACTGACGTGTATGCCTGTTTGGTCTGCTTGTTGCCAGTCAGAGGGTCTGTCGTGGTTGCAATGACATAGATATCAGTTGTGCCTAACTGCAGATATTTGGTCAGGTCGAGCTGATAGCTGCCACTGCTGACATCCTCGATGGTATCGCTATATATGGTCGTTGCGCCTAACTTCATCAGCACCTTGATGGTTGCTTTCTGGCCAGTCGATTGCCCCTTCTCATCACCAGAGCTGTACTGGTGGTCGTATTCGTAGGTCAGCATTGAACTGCCACCACGCTTGACAATGCTGTTATTGACAACAGCCGAGAGGACTATTTTGGTGGTTGAGGTCTCACCACCACCGCCACCGGAACCTGCAGGAACGTCAAAACTGGTGATTTCACCGTTGTTTTTGTTCTTTAGCGAGACATGGACGGTCGAGCCATCATCGCTCACCTCGACATCTGTGGAGGCGAGGGTGTTGCCTTCTATCTCATTGAGTTTTGCTGCGATTGCCTTGTTTTCCACCGGATTGGTGCTCTCCTGATCCAGCGTCTCATCGACCTCCACGGTTGGTATGGTAATATCGATATTACCTGTAGAGTCCGGTGCTTTCTTCTCTCCATTGACGGTTACCTGCTTGACGGTTCCGGCTCCCCCGAAGTCCTCCCATGAGGCGGTGGAATCCCACGACGTGGTATCTGTGCCGATAAACTGCTTGGTCAGCCACTTGCCCTGCGAGATCTCGAATGTGATGCAGAGACCCTTGGAACGGTTTTTCTCCGGAACTGCAGCAATGGCAGTCTTGAGAGTATAGAAGCCGGACTCAAGAGGAATTTGGTCAGTCACATTGAATGTATTGCCACCCTTGCCGCTTGCAGAGGACTGGATGGACTCCTTCAGACCATCACTCAACATATCTTCTGTAATGCCGCCACCTTCGAGTTTTGTGAAATGATCAGTCGTCTGCTTGGCAAGTGCACTGATATTGTCAGCGAGTGCCTTATTGGTACCAGCCTGTGAGGTGACATGCTGCTCGAAGGTTTCGTCCTTGGAGCGCATTTCGGTCAGCTCATCAGCGAGCACCTTTTGGGTGTCGGGGTCAAGAACCGCCTTGGTGGTGGTAGCCGGCAGGAACACCTCACCCTTGTTTTGCAGCATGCGCACCTTGTTAGCGACAAGCTGCGTAAGGTCTGAAACCGGGTCTGAAGGCGAAACGTATGCGGTCACATCGATGGTGCCGCCAACATTCCACTTCTCGCCTGTATTGGTCCAGGTTCCTGCAGTTGTGCACTTATAGACTATGGCATTGGCCAACTCTCCGACAAAAGCATAATCGCCTTTGTCGGGATTAGGATAAGTAGCCTTCAGCTCTGCCTCATTTGAAAAGAGGTATTTACGCTTGTTGGTCTGCTCCAGTTCGGTGATGGCGGTGAGTATCAAGCCGAAATTGGCGTTGATGGACTCAACAACATTGCCGAATGTTGTGCCCGATGATGGGACTTTGTTAAGTTCTTCCATAATATATGCGTTTTATAGTTTTACCAGTCACGAGGACATTTGAACTGAATCCAGCATCCCTCGCCATCATCAGAATAAATTTGTGTGCTGAAGATGAGAATCATTGCATCTCCCTTGGCACCAAGCCCCAAGGTTTGGGAATGCTGTCCTTGGTCGTGCATGATGTAAGGCGTCTTGGTCGTGCCATCAGCCTTGATGTTGGCTCCCACGGTGATGTTCATCCCATTGCAAGCCCCATTCTTGCCACTGCCATTCATGGCCTTGACCATGATCATGTGGCCATCGTCATACGGCTGCATGTCTGGCAATTGGTATGTGGTGTTCTCATCCATGAGCAAAGCCACATTAACGGAACGGTCAATCTTGTTGGAGTTGCTGTTGAAAGTTACGGTTTTGAGAGCCAGTCCTGCCGTATATCCGCCCCCGAACACCATGGCTGCAGCCTTTCCCTTTTTGTTCTTGATGGAGATGACTGCACCGTATCTGGTCAGGTAGTCATCCACCTCATCTATTAATCTCATGAGAATGGGAGTGCCCAAAGACTGCCACTGACCCAATATCGCCTGGCGGTTCTTGCCATTGAAGACTATGAACTCATCCAGAAGCGTCATTTCATTCTCCTTGCCGTAGCCAATGTCCTCGGTGCCATCCTCATCCTTGATGATGTTAAGAGCTGTACCTATGCTGCTCTCATTGATGGCGAAGCCGCCAATCTTGCCCTTGCTTGCCTCAATCTCCCCTTTGAGCTTGGCGTTGCCCTGCTCATCGATGGAGAAGTTGCCGTTGGGCGAGCGGACGGACTGAAGGACACCGCCCTTGGCGTAGATGTAGCCGTGTAGGATGATGTCGTTGAGAATGGCACGTCCACCGTGGGTGAGGACGAAGGAGCACATATTTTTCAGTTCTTCGTCGGTTGCTTGGTAACCTGGATCGTTGATGTACTTGCCAATGGTGTAGAAAGCCTGCTTGATGTCGCCACCGCCCCAGATGAAGGGCGAGTTCTTGGTGGCAGCGTAGCCGCTCATGCCACCCGTTTCTTTTGTCATCTTTCCGTTGCGGAACTGACCGACACGTATGTCCTGCGTCATCACGAGGCCACCGTTAACCGTGGTCTTCGCCTCGGTGATGGCGGAGGTGAGGTACTTGAACGCCTCGAAGTCAGCCAAGGCGTGGTCGTTGTCATCATAGGCCGTAGCCCATGCTATAGGCAGGTTGCCTTGGTTGAGCGTGACCTCCATCACGGTCGCCGATGCCTCAAATATGCGAAAGCGTGTATCCTCGGCATCGGAGCACTCGAAGATGACGGAGTATCTCTTCAGCTCATCCATGAGCTGTATGGTCTCGCTGTAGCCACCGATGGTGAAGCGGAGGGACGAGCCACGAGCCTTCAGCGAGAGGGTGTATTTCTCACCTGCAATGAGTGAGGCGGTGAGCTGCTGCGCAAAACCGCCATCGGTGAGGGTGACAGCATGACCCGATGCACTCTCCGATGTCTCGATGAACTCGGCGTTTTTGCACTCCCAGTATTTGGCGGAGTCGCTGAAAATGGTGGTTTCATCGGTGATTTCCATTTTTTCGTCAAACTCCTGCGAGGTGTAGTCGCCTGTGAAGCCAGAGTTGAGCAGGAGGTTTCCGCTCTTGATGCCCAGCCCCTGCAGCTGCTCGATGGGTGTGCCGTCTGGGAGCGTGGTGCCAGGCTCGAAGATGGCCTTGCCCTTGAAGGTGGCTGTCTTGGTGAGAGGGTCGTAGGCGATGAAGTTGGTCTGCTCACGGTCACCCACGTAGTAGGTGCCGTAGATGCGAGAGTGGAACTGTCCGCCCTCGAACCCCTCGTCCTTGACCTCGCAGTCCTGCAAAGAAAAGGAGGTGATGCCCTGGTAGTACTTGGTCGATGGTGCGTCGCTTGCCGTGGCCGAGAGGATGATGGCTGACGTGCGGATTGGATTGTTCGCTCCTTGGAAGCCCAGCTGCACGATGTTATCGCCCACCTCAGGAACTCCCTCTCCGTCAAACTTGCCGTCTTGGTTGGAGAGGATGATGTAGTTGTCACCGATGCCTGTCACCAGTCGCCAATAGTACTTGGTGGAGGCGAAGGCTGTCGTGTCTGCCTCTATGCGGAACTGCTGGCAGCGTGCCTGGTCGCCCACGGCGAACTCCTGGTAGATGTGCCGCTTGCCATCGGTGGTCTCGAAGTAGCACTTGTAATAAGTAGGCGTGCCAGCCGTGATGACACGGCCACGAGCGTTGAGCCACTCCACCTTGGAACAGGTCATAGCCGCAGCGGACAAAGCCAGCTCACCGCCCACGTGCTTTAGTTCCTTGATGGTAATCTCCCGAAAGTATGCCGCACGTCGGATGGTGAGAAAGTCGAACTCAGCGGTCGATGTGCCGTCCTTGTCAACCGATATGGACGCTCCTGTGGCATCCGTTTTGAAGTCGCCGAAGGTGGTCTTGGTGCCATTCTCGCCCAACTGTGAGTCGCCAGAGACGAAGAGCGAGGCGAGTTTGGCGAGAGCCTTGGACACAAGTCCTTTGGCGAATGTGATGAGACCTTGGGCGGTATCATCATATACGGAAGAAAGTTTCTCATCGTTGGGAGCGGCAAACTCGAAGAGTGACAGAAAGGCGTTGCCGATGCGTCTTGCGGTGTTTGCCTTGGGGATGCGCTCGTCACGTATCTCCTCGAAGGATTGCTTGATTTGTTGCTTATCTAATTTTTCAGCCATACTCAATTAAATTTTATTGCCAAACATTTGCTTGAAGATGTCTGCCATCAAGCCTAAGTATTCCTCACCATAAAACATGCCCTCCATATCGTTGAGCTTCATGATTGAGGCATAATATTTTTTATTGAACCATGGTTTGCGCTGACGAGGTTCGCCCAAATGGTGCTTGGCACGGTATTCAGGATCGAGAAAATGAAGGTCGCCAGGATTGCCATGGTAATAACCATTGCCTGTGCCAGCCTCTTGATAGAGACCGTAGAGCAGGAATTTGTGGGCTATCATGCGAGAAGAACCACCGAAGGAAGTGGTTTGCACGCTGTTGAAGAGGGCACCGGTATGCCGGATGCGGTAGTGCATGAGCTTTTCTTTCCAGATGTTGACCATCTCTTCTGCCCATCCCTTCTCATAGGCGTAGATGTCTGCTTGTGAGACAGGACGCTTGATGTTATTCGTTCCATTCCTCATAGTTGAACTCCAGGTTTAATGGCTCACTCACGTCAAGATGGAACTCAACGCCTGTGAGACCGTTGATGAAATAGGCACCTATCTCACGGCTGTCTATCTGATCGCTGAGCATATAGGTGTATTCTTTGAACTGCCAGTCGTATTTATCAATGACGATTTTGCTCAGAAATTGCCGGAATATCTTGCGGCACGTGTTGAGCTTCTCCTGTCGGTCATTCATGTCGAACTCTTTATAGCGCATGAGGATCCACACGGTATAAGTGATGACCTTGCGGTAACTACCGTCACCATTGATGGCTACGTTGCCCTCGTTGGTGTCATCGATGACCACAAAGTTTTTGCTCTTAGCCATGTTCTGCAGCATACCCTCGAAGGAGAGTGGGCTGCTGCAGGTGGTAGGAAGGAAACCCAACTCTGAGGTAAGCTTGTTTTGCTTAGTGAGATCTCTGAAGTAAGAGAACGCATCGAAGCCTACCTGTACAGAAGGGGTGTTTATTTCAGTTTTAATCATGATGTTTTCAGTTTATCGTTTAACTCCTCAGCCTCACGTGCCTTGGCATCCAACTCGGTGAGTGCACGCCACACATCAGACTTCTCTATTTGCTTCTCCTTGGTGATATCACCACCTGTGAGCGCTCGGATCTGCGCATTCATTGCCTCTGTCATATCATAGTCACCCTCTTCAGACGCAGGTTTGAAGAGGTGTGGAAAAGATTTTGAAAAGTTATCTTTTATCCACATGAACCATAGGAACACTCCCATGATCTCAGCTGGAGTGCATTTGATGGTGTCAGGCTCCTTGCCATCATCATTAAGATATAGTCGGCATGCCATCTCGCATAGTGGCTCGTCACTCGTCTTGTCTGACTTGAGAAACTGCTGGAAGTAGTTGTCGCAGACGATATAGTTGATAAGTGGAAAATCATGCAGCTCGACATCAACTGCCTTGTATGGACCGATGAAGTCGAGCCTGTTGTCTGCACCCTTGCCATCGAAGACGAAGTCGAAGGCATCGCACAAACTTTGTATCTGCCAAAGCTGAAGGAAGAAGCGCAGCTTCTCACCACCCTCCAGCACAGTCTCGCAGAGCCATCCGTCTTTTTTCTCCTTAAGGACCTTGATTCCGCAGAAACGGGCGAAGAGATAGGTGCGCACTTGCCATTCGCTCCAACCTTGTGTGAGCAGAAAGAGCACATAGCGCAGCTGCTCTTGTGTGAGATCACTCCAGGAGTGAGGAGCGTGGAGTTGCAGGCTACCGTCAGCCAGCAAAGAAGAAGGTTGTGTCATCAGCTTTGTTTTCATACGCTTGCATGTGATTGGCCTTGTAGGCGGTTGAGTCTCTATATTTGGCGAAGTCATCGAGATGATCTTCTATGAAACGAAGAAGGCTCTCGAATGAGCCATGGGTATCTTGTCTGTCTGTGATATCGCCATTTTTTGGCAGGAACAATGCGATGAAATCGAGCATTTTGAGTTTGGCCGCTCGATGGTTTGGCTCGAATTTAGCCTTGCGCTCCTCGCTTAGCAACTGGTCAATCAAGTCATCGGAGAGCTGCTTGCGAAGAAAATTCTCTGCAGTATCGATGTTAGATCTGAAAGATGCGAGGTCATCGAATGTCGGTTTATGGTCGATATAATAATATTGGCGCAGCAAGACCGGTGACCAAAAGAAAGACCGTATATTGTCAAGTGCTTGCTCTGTCTCTGCCCATCCATCGACACGGCGAAGCTCATTGATCATGTTGTGTCTTGCCATGTCACGTCTGTAGGTCAACTCACGCTCCAGGGCATCGACACGGAATTGCGAGGCGGGTGCGATGTTGTCGTTGCTCACCACGCCGAAGCCATTGTCGGTCATGATGATGTCTTGCGAGTGCAGACGATCAAGGAACGTGGCTATCATGACGTATCTCTCGACCTGCAAGAGTAGGCGTGATCCTACCATGGTTGCATCATTTTCATGATCCTGGCCTATGATATTTGTCACGAGGTCTTGATACGTATCATCAAATGATTCCAACATCTTGTTGAACACATCCTCAGAGGCTGCGCCTACGAATGGTAGGATTGCCTCAAATCTATCAACGGTAATATCAATCATCTGTCTGTGATTTTGGGTTGTTTGAAACTTTTTTGGCATCCTTGTTCTCGTCAAGGGTGGTAAGCATGATGAGCGGCACGTCTGGATAGACCTTATCCTCCCAGTGGTTGAAATAGATGATAACCCAGTGGACAGTCTCCATGAGATCATGGAAGGCTTTCTCTATCGACTGCTTGAGCGTGAAGAGCTCTCGCTTGTCGGATCCTGAGTTGTTGGTCTGACTCTTGCCAGGAGTAGCACCCACGAGGTTAGGATGGATATTGTCTGCATAACATTGCATATTGTTGCTCTCTGCGATGTCGTCGCTGTAGTCGCCTCCGTCCTTAGAGGTGTCGATGCGAGTGATCTTGACCATGTTGACCTCCTTGCCGTCTGGGGTAGTGTAATATCCAGCCACCCATAATTTGCCGCTGTTCTCAATGCCAGAGATGAAGGACTTGATTTTTTCTTTTTCCTGGAGTTTGCGCTTCTTCTGATCTTCTTGATTGGTGATGTGCTCCTCCTTGAAGATGCCACGCCAATAGTCATTGTGAATTTCCACAAGATAGGGGATAGCGGCATGATTTCTAAGCTTCGACATCTTACCGATGGCGATAAGTCGGGAGATATCATACCATTTATCTCTGAAGATAGCACTGTAGTAGGGAACTGGATAGTATTGACATCCGGCAGTAGGGAAACGTGTCACGATGGCAAACACGCGCGCCTTGGTGCGGGGACCATTGCCGCCTTGCCGTGACTTCACCTGTCCGCTCTGCCCCTTCAGCCCCATGCGCTCCTGCAGGTCGCCAAGTGGGTCGAGCTCGTCGAGCAACGGGATAGCCTCTATGTTCTCAGGCTCCAGCGCATTGCGCCAATTTGCGTAAAGCACGTATTCGGAGCGACCGTTTTTGCTCTGCGTGAATCTGCAGTAGCAAGCCTCCTTGTGTCTGACTGCCACGATGCGGTCGCCCTTCTTGTTGAGGATGATAGCCGAGACACAGAAGAAAAAGTACTTCATGTCGGTGATTTGCTCCAGGAAGAATCGGCTCAGAGAATTGTGCATCTTGAAGAGGTTGACATCCTTGTCGTCGCTTGGCAGTTTGGTTTTGATGTCGTTGTATTGGAATCCAAGACCGTAGCAGGTGAGCACGTTGAAAAGTTTGTTTTGTGCCATCACGCTGCTCTCTCCGATGCTTTTGATGAGCTGATAGGGCAGGAGGTTGTCAGCACCGAAGGGGATATAGGTGTAGTCTTTGCCATCGCTTGCCTTGACGGTCATCGTGCCTGTGATGCCGTCATCGTCGAAGATGCCAGAAGACTCCACGAAGCCGCCCGTAGGGTTATATGCCTGGTAGCTCATCACGTCGCCCATGGTGGCGAAGGTAATGTCTATGTTTTTGTCGTCCATTTGCTATAAGTATATTGGGTGATTATTATATCTGAAGATGAAAACGTCGCGCACCTTGCGCACCTGGTTGTTAACGGGGTTGCGAAGCCGGTGTGTGCCCTCCCGCCAGTTGGAGGAAGTGACGAGCCAGCCACGGTAGCGGATGATGGATCCGTCGGATGCCTTCCAGCAGTCGATGTCAACAGGCGAGCGGTCGATGCGTGAGATATCGAGCGAGCGGCGAAGCTCGTTGATGTGTATTGCCTTGCTTGTATCAGCCATATATGCGAAAACTTTAAGAGTGAAACTTTAGTTGAACGTGTCGTCGAAGGAATCATCGAAGATGCGACCTTCGCCCATATTCTTGAACATCACGTTTTGAATGCGCTGCGCATACTGGTAGGTGAAGGTGAACTCTGGCATATCGTCAGCCTCATTGGTGCGCTCTGCCTTGGATTCAGTGATGGTGACTTGCTTGTCTTGTGAGTAATCCCGGAAAAGATAGATCTCGTCGGAGCGCAGCAGGTCTTCGGCGAAGTGAGTCATCGATGGTGGCAGGATGCCGGTGTCGCCCTCGAAGTTGCGTGTCTCCCTGATAGAATAGTTGATTTTCTTGCCTGAGATCACGGCGCTCTTGCGCTCGAACTCAGGTGAGATCTTTTTTTTGCCGAGACAGTAGAAAGTCTCCTGGCATCCGAAGCTGTTGGTAAAGAGCAGTACTGGATCTGCCACGCTGCCGGTATGATCTATCTGGAACTCTTGTGTGCGCTTGCCCACGGTCACGGTATAAGCGAAGAGATCTCCATATACCTCGTTGTGGTATCTGTCGGGTGATACGTCGAATGTGGTGATGCCATTGACTGTGCGTGTCGGTGTGACATCAGCTGTGAAGGTGGCGGTGTTGACGGTATTAGCATTCTTGATATATCGCGCCGTGACGGTCGCCTTGGTGCTGTCTGAGCCAGCTGCATGGAGGTATTCTCGATGGCCGAGGCGCGTGAGTTTAGCGCCATCCAGGAGTGACATGAAGTATCGGTCGAGGAATGTTGCCGCCGACATATCGATGTCAACGGTGGCATAGTAGGCGGTGATGCTGCCACTTGACCATGAGGCAGTTTC